GTTGAATTTGTATATGTAATATTATCATTACTTGCTACTAGTAATTCTCCATCAGCAAATGGATTTATTTGAAAATTACTATCAGAATTTTTATATTTTACATAAATTGTTATATTTTTTACTTCGTCATTATTTGGAAGTTGTACATATTGAACAGTTCCAGTAACTCCTGAAGATTGTCCAGTTAAGGTAATTCCAATAAGTTTATTAATATAACTGGTAATATCAATTCCATAAAGAGATGGATTTAATTGAACCGAATAAAAATATCCATCATAAGTAGTATTTCCGGGAACTACTACAGAACCATTTTTAAAAGTGTTACTACCAAATTTTTCAATTTGATCTTGTAATATTGATTGAATTGTTGTTAATTCTCTAGCCTGAATGGGCTTTCCTGGATTAAATAACGCTTTATAATAATTATTAGATGAATTAAAATCATCATAATAAGGATTAATATTGAGATTTGTCTTTTGTGTCATTTTTTAGAATTCCAGGATAATTTTAACGTCTTCTTTCTGTCTGGGATTTCTTGAAATCAAAGGTCTATTATCAATGTAAATAATATCTCCAGTTGATTTATTTATGTCTGGATTTGCAAGACCTTTAGTGAAAGTAACTCCCAAGTTAATTAAATTATTCCCGGTTGGATTTGTAGTGATACCATTAAAACCAGTATCTATAGATCCAGAAAATCCACCATTTGAAGTTACTGAATTGGATGATGATTCAAAATTTAAAACTTTACCAGTATTGGAAACTCCAATATAATCTGTTTGATCTATACTTACTTGATTATAATATAAAGTTCTATCTCTAAAATATTTTAATACATTTGTTTGAGTATCAAATGAGGCAATATATCCAACTGCAGTTCCTCCAGTTACTGATTGTGATATCTTATCTCCAACATTTGCTGTGCCAGTATAACCATTTAAAAATTTAATTGAATATAACCCAGAAAATTGATTAGCAGTAAAAGTAGATCCCGTGCCAACTGAACCAAAAGTTTGTGGATTTTTGATTATACCAACCTGAGCATAACTAGTATCTATTGGATAATCTTTTGTTGAATCATCAAATCTTGCATAAACTAATATTTTATCCGTTCCTAATTCTTTATATAAATCATATCCATGACCGAGAGATGGGGGAATGATGGGAATTAATTTTGCAGATTGAGTAGCACCACCACTAATTGATCCTAAATCAACAATTCCATATGTATATCCAGATCCACCAGCAGTTACTGTAGCATTTGTAATAGTGCCATTGACTACATCTATGGATACTTTACCACCACTTCCATTACCTAAAATATTAAATGATTGACCCAACCCTCCACTATATCCACTTCCACCATTTTGAATATAAACTTTTTTAATTTGATTATTATTTAATATAGAATTTCCATTAGTTCTAACTGCTGTAATTTGAGCATCTGTAGATGAACTCCAATTATCAGGAACAGTAACATATTGAATAGAATCAAATTTTATAATATCGCTTGGAGAAACTGTAAATAAATACTTCCACAAATACCCATCTCCACTTGAACCTCCTGGAGATGGTTCTAAATCCGTAAATGTTGGCTCATCTTGCGACGCATTCCCTTTTGGATTTGTACCACTAGAACCATTATCTATACAAATATAAACATTATAATTAGAACTTATTACATAATAATTTGCATCATACAAACGATAAGAATTTGTTATTGGTGATGGATTTAATATGCTATAATCTTGACGATACATTTCATATTTTGTTCCTATTGACCAAGAAACTTTTCTTATTAATCTTCTTACATTTGAAGCATTAATATTTTGACCAAATAAAATGTCATCATGATAATGATTAACATAATCAATATCATCAATTGGATTTGGAGTATTATTATTCCAATTAGAAGTTCTTCCAAATCCAGTTGCTGTAGGATTTGCTAAAGAAGTAAAAACATAATAAGAATTTGTTGGATTTTCTACTGAATTTACAAAATTATCAGCATTAGATAATCTAAATTGATCAGTTACAATGGCTGCCATATTAATATCGTTTTTTCTATATTTATATTAGTTATAAGGTTTATCTTTTAATCCCCCAGTATCTCTTATTCCATAATTTCTTCTTTGAATTGTGGCAAAACTTGTTAATCCAACATTTACGGTTGATCCAGAAATTGAAATTGAAATTGGTGAAGATGATCTACTAAATCCAGATAATCTTCCCCAAGAAAAACTACCAAGATAATTTCCAGTAGTTGCTATTCCTACAACTGAAGTATTTGAATTTACATTGCAAGTAATAGTAGCATTTGTATTATTTGATGGATTAACCACAAGTGAATGAACATAATAGATATTATCTAAATGTAAAGTTCCAATTCCAACAATTGAACTATTATTATTATCAATAGAAGTTACGCCATTTCCAACACTTGTATTGTAAATATAAATTGGGTATCCTACAGATAATCCAGAGGGGAATGGAGTTAATGCCGAAGTATTTAAATAAAAATTAATTGCAAGAGGATTTCCCAAAGTTCCTGAAGTGGTTGATATTCCAGTTATAATTCCAGAAAATCCTTCAACCATATTAATACCAGAAATATATTCTGAAGATGTTGTGGGTAATGGTGCAATTACTTGTGGAGGATTTAATGATGAATATCCAAATCCTGGATTAGTAATTGTAATTGGTGTAGTCAATGTTCCATTTGATATTGTAATTGTGGCGGTAGCAGTAGTTCCTATTCCCGTTCCGATTTCCCATGGTTTTGATATTTTGACAATAATTGAACTACCAACATATCCAGATCCAGGATTTACAATATTCAAAGAACTTATTGTTCCTGCTGCACTGACAATAGCAGTAATTGCAGCAGATACTGGATTTGATGATCCTCCATTTACAAGTAATCCATCAAAAGAAGGAATGGATATTCCAGTCAAATTTTGCTCATATTTAAAGAGATTTGCACTATCTACAAATAATTGAGTATCAGTTGTAATGAAATTTTTAATAACTTTTGCAGTTGGATAAATTAATGATTCAATTGAATTTCTTGATTTATAGAATATCTGCCCATTTATTTGAACATCAGTTTTTTGTTTTGTCCAACTAAGAGGTTTATAATTATTAGGATCAATTCCAACATCATTGTATATGTTTGTTTGAATCTTATCAGAAGATGGTATATCAATCACAGTTCTTTGATTTTGTGATGATGTTAGTTCCTGAATTGCTGGATTGCTTAATGCTTGAACATTATCTCCAGATTTAATTACTTCATACACTTTTACTTGTTTGCTATCAATGTCTCTAGATCCCCTATAAAAAAATATTGAAACTTTATCTTGTGGTAGTGGAGCTTCAGTAAAAGTAAAAGAAGAACCTCCAAAAAATTGATATGCAGATCCTGGTTCTTGCATTATTCCATTAATAAAAATTAATAAAATTTCATCAAAATCAATTAATGAGGAATCAGGATTAGATGGATCACTTTGGAAGCTTAATAAAGATCCTTTATAATAAAGGGGAAATCTAGTTTTTATTCCATCTTGCAAATATGCAATTGAATCAATATAATCTAAATCTCCAAATTGCCATGCGGCAAATGAATCTGAAAATGTATCAATTACTGTTAACTGAAATTGCGAAATTGGTGAAGAAATGCCCTTAGCAGTAACTAATCCCACTGGAGTAAATACATCTCCTTTTTGGAAAGAATATCCAGGTCTTTTAATTCTAAATGAATTTATTTCAAATAAAGTTGATCCAATTCCAGTTGTTGATCCAGAAGAAACATCAACATCCAATAATAATCCAATTCCTGTCGCAGTAGTATTACCAACTGCCAATCTAGAAACTCCAATTACTGGTAAGTTTGAATAACTAGGAGAAGGTATTTGTAATGTTGGATTTACATATCCAGAACCAGGATTTGTAATATTAAATATTAGTGTTCCCCCAACTCCCACAGAAGCATTGATTGAAGCTCCTGTCCCCACTGAATCTGTAATTCCAATAGAAACATTGCCATAATAACCAGATCCATAATTTCCGGTAGTTCCAAAACCAACTATGGATCCAGATCCATTCAATATAACGGTTACTGAAACTCCAACTAATGGGGCATAACCAACACCTGGTGTTGATCCTAAAGAAACTATTATACCCCCTCTAGGCAAACTATTCTGATTTACATCATACATTGATTGTATTAGAGATCCATTATCTGAACTTATACCTGAAAATACAATACTAGTAATACCAACATTAGTATTAGTTATGATTGAATAAGAATTTGAAGAATTATTCTCTGTTGTTGGAGATTGGAATATACCATTAATAAGAACTATTCCATTACCAGTGCTTCCTAATCCAACCGTATTAATTCCTTGAGTAGTTAAAGTATATGTTTGTCCAATACCAGTAAATTTAGATGATATGTCATCATATAATTG